CAAATTTCAACAACCGAACAACCTGAACCCCTATGGCACGTAACGAGAACTTTATCGTCTTGACCTAAAGCGACGGATAAGGATGGGTTGTTGTCGTCATTACGGCACGGACACCGTGCTTCCCAACCATTGGATGTTGGACGAACACCGTTTAGAAGAGAGAGAAACTTGTCAACATGTTGAGGATTGGAAGCGCTAGCCATTGTTTATGCGCTCGATTTGGTTTTTGATTCTTCCGCTTCGCAAAGCCCTGCGAACAGCAACTGATTGTGAACGCTCTATGGGTAAGTTGATTTTTTCTTGTCTTCTCAAAACTTCTCTTTCTACTTCGTTCGTACCGCCCCAAATACCAAGTGGCTCAAAACGAAGAGCATAATCTAAACAACCTTGTATAACTTCGCACTTTTTGCAAAATTCTAACGCTCTTATCTTTGGTCTATATCTCATTGACCGTGAGTCGGGGTAAAAAAGCGAAATTTCCACTCCACGACAAGCCGCTAGGTTCGTGTCGAAATATTGCTCTATCTCTGTTGGGTTTATCAAGTGTCCCCCTCGTGACTAGGTCTTGATTATTTGTCACAACACTACAAGCAAAATGTTTATACCGTCAAATATTCTTTTCGTACTTAGCGATTCTTTTCGCAGTTTCCAAATCAAGGAAAACATTGACGTACATGACCTTCAGCACATTGTTTTCAACAACCTCTGCGACGACCTCAACACTATCCTGTGGACAACCTATGGCACTAGCGAGACCAGCACGCAATTGCGCAATATCCACTTCTTCATTAATAGTGGTGTCGTAAAAATCCCAAACCTCTTCCAATGTGGGAGGCTGTACCAATGTAAGGGCGCGTAACTCCTTGCCCTTTTCTTCACCAACGACACACCAAGTGCAAGCAATCTTTGGTGCCGTAGACGCTCTTTTGCGAACCTCAATGTGACCACATTCAAGTTTATGGTAATAAGAGACGTCACCCCATCCTCCCTGCTTGTCAATTGAGACAATCTTCTTTTGAGGAGCAGATTTTTTGTTAACCACCGAAATAGATTAGTGTAGTAATCTTTGAAATGTGGCAACCATAATGGGTCTAGACCTTTCTTTAACCAGCACGGGCGTAAGTGTTGGCGGAGTCACAAGAAGTATTAAATCAAAAAAACGCGGTGCTTCAAGATTAATTGAAATTAAAAACATAATCAATGAAATTGCAAAAAATGAGAAAATAGAAATAGTCGCAATTGAGGGCTATTCATATGCTTCTCAATATTCCCAAGCCCACTCGATAGGCGAACTAGGTGGCGTAATCAAGGTGGCGATGCGTGAACTGGGGATACCCGTTGTGATAATTCCGCCAACATGTAGGGCAAAGTTCGCTACAGGAAAAGGCAACTCAGGAAAAATAGACGTAATGTCAGCAATCACAGCGAAAACTGGGATAATCTTCTCGGGTGCTGATGGTAACGACAAATGTGATGCTTGGATTCTTGAACAAATGACCGCAACATATTTAGGTCAATCAGCCTACGAATGGAATAAAGACCAAGTTTTGGCTTTACAAAAATGTGACTTCACGGAATTGAACGAGGGAAAAAATGGCTAGATCGCAACCTATATCGCAGGTCGAAATTGAATCAGAAATCATGCGTCTCTTGGGGATACTTGAAGAAGAGACAGAAGCCTTTGAAACCCTTGCTGTTGACGCCGCGAAAAAAGATGCGCTCATGAAAGGCAATTGGGCTAAAGAATATCTAGCCGCCAAAGGAAGCATCAAAGAACGAGAAGCATGGGCGGACTACAAACTTTCCGACGAGGCTTATTCCTATAAGATTAGTGAAGCGTTAGTTAAATCTAAACGAGAAAAACTACTAACAGTGCGCACGTCTTTGGACGCGCTAAGAACACTGAACGCCAATGTAAGAGTACAAACAGGAGCATAAATGAGCGAATATCCAAAAAGAGTTTTATCACTTGGTGCAGGAGTGCAATCCACTGCGCTCTTGCTCATGATGATTCACGGAGAAATACCAAAAGCAGATGCAGTTATATTCTCCGACACGGGTTGGGAACCAGCCGCCGTTTATAAACATCTTGAAAAACTTGAGGTTTTAATGGCGGAACACAATATGCCTTTCCACAAAGTGTCGTTCGGTAATATCAAACAAGATTTCCTAGATTCGGAAACAAAATTTGCAACAATGCCTTTATATACATTGAACAAAGACGGAAAAAAGTCAATGCTCATGCGCCAATGCACAAATGACTACAAAATCAAGCCTTTAAACAAAATTCAACGAGAACTTGCTGGTTTGAAAAAGGGTCAGCGTTGCAAAGAACACCGCATCACAACCATCATAGGTATCAGTTTGGATGAAAGCCAACGAATGCGCTCTCCTGCGTTTAGTTGGATGCAAAACGAGTACCCGTTAGTTGACATGGGAATCACTCGCCAAGACTGTATTGACTGGTGTGAAAAGCATGGTTATGACCGCCCTCCTCGTTCAGCATGTATCGGATGCCCTTTTAAACGAAACGACGAGTGGCGCGAACTGAAAAACAATCCAGAAGAATGGCAAGATGCTGTTGATTTTGACCACGCCCTAAGGGAGAAGGCTCGGCTTAAAGAGCGTTTTGGTTGGGCTGGATTACATTCGAGTATGAAACCCCTTGATGAAGTTGATTTGCGTACAGAACAAGAAAAAGGAGTGCTGGGATTGTTTGACGGATTCAACCAAGAATGCGAAGGAATGTGCGGAGTATAAATGTCAGGTATACATAAAAGCATCGAGCACCTAGCAACACCGCTAGAAAAACTTGTACACCTTGAAAATAACCCACGCAAAGGCAACATTGATGCAATCGTTGCGTCGTACCGAGAATTCGGTCAAGTAAAACCGATTGTTATTAAAGACAACAACGACGGAACATCAACAATCATTGCGGGAAACCACCAGTACGAAGCCGCGAAAAAACTCGGATGGGAATCAATCGCCTGCATCAAGTTTGAAGGCGACCTGTCAAGCGCCATTGCATATGCATTAGCCGACAACCGAACCAACGAACTAGGAACGACAGACAGCGACATGCTTTTTGAACTACTTGGAGAAGTGGGCGAAGAATACGATGACCTCATAGATGCACTCGGATGGGACGAATTTGACTTAGCAGAGATGGAGGGTGACTACTACAAAGAAGATGACGCTCCATACGAAGCACCAGTCATTCAGCAACTACAACCAGAAGCACCAGAACAGTCGCTACAGCCACAAGCCGTTAGTACGCAAATGGACAACGGCGAAACGATGCTGAGCGCACCAGTAGGCACGGATACTCATCAGGCAGTAACTCAAGGCGCACCATCAGTTGTAGCAAATGGCTCAAAAACAATCGTTCAATACACACTTGTATTTGACAGTCCAGACCAGCAAAGAAAATGGTACGACTTTATTCGGTGGCTAAAAACAGACCCCGGCACAGACGGCGAAACGACAGCAGAACGAGTACTTAATTTTGTTGACTCTCACGCCAACTATTAAAATCTAGTCTTCTACTTTAATCAGACCTTCGACAATCAACTCTTTTAAAGAGTGACTGTCAAGCAACATCATGATGTAATTTGCATCAGGATCCATCGCATCACGCGCCTCACACAAAAAATCAATAACTTGCGCCTCGGATAAACTGCTCTTAATGCTCCACGGTTTAAAATCGCGAGAAACCCTAATAGTAGAACCTAGACGATTGACCAAAACATCCTTGTTATCCACAGGACGCTTTTTAATAATTTTTTCTCTTTTCATAAGTGCCTTTCGTTCTGCGAGAGTATATTAACACGGATGAATATCCCAGCACAAAATCCTAAAAAGAGAATAGACACACGGACTGACAGAAAACGAACACCGTCAAAATCGCGTCAATCAATGAAGATGTTGGGCATAGAAGCAACACCGTTAACTCAACCAACAAAATACATGATTTATGGTGGCGGTCCGTACAAGATTTTATCGTACGCAAAATTTAGAGGCGAACGAACATTCACTGTCGCTGATTACCGAGAATTCTGCATGAACTCTATGAACTCAAAAAGAGTAGATGCCGCGTTGCAACATCTCGCGCAAATCGGATATGTCACAAAACTTGACGCTCCCTATGACCCTAGAAATCCCAATGTAAAAAACATGTATCAAATCACATTATGTGGCGAACATGCACTCATGTATCTCGGTAGAAAGAGACGAGAGCAAGAAGAAGCGGAACAACGACGATTGGGCTACATAAACGGTCAACTCGGTTTAGATGTGCTGAGAAAACAACAACAGTCCCCGCTTATTTAAATCTAAACGGAAAAGAACGCACATATGAAAATAGAAACCAACATCATCAAATGTGCTGACGCATTAGAAGAACTGAAAAAACTGCCTGACGACAGCATCAATACCGTTGTTACCTCACCCCCGTATAACAAAAAGGGGATACAGAACGGCAAAACACAAACAACAAACCAAATTTGGCAAAAGCACAACATCGACTACAACGAATACCATGACAACATGCCAGAAAATGACTACCAAAACTGGATAATAGAAATAATCAACGAACTACATAGGGTCATCACGCCGAACGGTTCAATCTTTTTCAACCACAAACCACGCCGATACAAAAACGAAGCGCGGCTACCAACAGAGTTCATTCATCAAACAAACGCACACATATATCAACTAATCATATGGAACCGCAAAAATAGTCCAAACATTCGCAAAGACCATCTGCTACCAAACACAGAACACATCTATTGGCTATCAAAAAACAAGCCACAAACATTCAGGGAAAATCTAGACCCTCAATACCTCACCGAAATATGGGACATATCGCCCCAAAAACAAACTACTCACCCCGCACCATTTCCATCTCAACTCGTAGAAAACTGTGTGCTTCTTACAACGCAACCTGACGACATCGTCCTAGACCCATTTAACGGAACAGGGACAACAACCACAACAGCCAACCGACTGAACAGGCAATACATCGGTTATGACATAGACCAAAACTATGTTCAAGAAGCCCAAAGCAAGATAATTCAATGAACGCACACCTGCTCAATACGCTTCATAACGAAAACTGCATAACAACAATGCAACGAATTACCGATGGCACCATAGACCTCGTCTTGACTTCACCCCCATATGACAACCTCAGACAATACGACGGCTACACCTTTGACTTCCTCACAACAAGCAAAGAACTCACGAGAATCCTCAAACTCGGCGGAGTGCTCGTTTGGGTAGTCGGAGACGAAACACGCAATGGAACAGAGTCAGGGACATCATTCCGACAAGCCTTACAGTTCATAGAAAACGGCTTAAACCTCCATGACACTATGATTTACGAAAAAAACAGTTCAACATTCCCTGCACGAAAATCATCAAATAGATACACGCAGATATTCGAATACATGTTCGTCTTCACCAAAGGCAAACCAACAGCGACCCTCATTTGCGACAAGCCAAACAAATGGGCAGGGCACAAAGACTATGCAGGCAAACTCAAAAACCCCGTACCTGACTACTCGCCACGAACAAACATATGGCGCTACACCACCAGCAAGAACTCATTTGGGCATCCAGCCCCATATCCACTAGAACTAGCGAAAGACCACATTAAAACGTGGACAACACCCCAACAGACCGTCTATGATCCATTCATGGGGTCAGGCACTACAGCCATAGCCTCTATAGAACTAGACAGAAACTGGATTGGAAGCGAAATTTCCGAACAGTACTGCGAAGTAATAAACAACCGCATTTCACAACATAAGTATAAATAGAATAGGTAAACTAAAAAATGAGTCAAGGTAAAAAAGCCTCAGAAAAACATCTTTACGAAGTAGCCAATATCTTCATGGAGGCATACGCATCCTCGCAAAATGTTCAAAAAGCAGTAGCCAACCACTTTGGCATACCAGTCTCAAGCGCCGCCAAGCAAATAATAACGGCACGCGATAGAGGCATGCTTCCAGCAACTGAGGAACTGCGATTACGAAGACAATACGACAAAGCAAAACGCAACCTAGAACAATATGTAAACGACATGGAATTACGCCTCGCCACAACAACACAGCAACTACAAACAGAAGGAAATAAATAAATGGAAATGCCTGACCTGCCACCAGAACAGCAACGCCTAGAAGAACGCAGGGCTCTAAAGTTCTGGGTTGACCATTGTCATACTCTTGAGGAGAAACTCTCGCAAGCAAGAGAAGAAGCAAGTCAATTAAAGAGTCTTCTTAAAATATGGATGCCTGAAGTAATGAGCGCACGCTCCGAAGACTACTTCGCAGCCGGATGGCTCACCAGCCTTGACACAGAACTTCCCAAGATGGATGTAGACATACACAACGCAGCAACAATTCTTGGGGAGATTCCGACCTATTGGGACGGGAATAGTGACCCCGCAACAAATACAACTTGGCGGACATACGAAAAATGACTAAGAATATTCCGCTAATTGAGCGATTCTTTCAGAAGGTTAATAAGTCTGGTAACGAGAAATATCCAGATTGTTGGATTTGGGATGGTGGGAGAACAAGTAAAGACTATGGTTCTTTTAAGTACTATCCAGACAAAACGGCAATTGGGGCACATGTAGCAAGCCACTTATTTCACCTCGGCGAAGTTCCAAAAGGAATGCTCGTCTGTCATCATTGCGACAATCCTCCTTGCGTCAATCCAAAACATCTATTCCTTGATACATACTCTGGGAACATGAAAGACATGTTTGCAAAAGATAGACAGGGTTCTGCTAGCCGTCAAAGAACACACTGTCGCAGGGGACATGAATTCACACCTGAAAACATTTTGTCAAGGAAAAGTGCTGACGGAACAGTGCAACGAATTTGCAAAGAATGCATAAAAATAAGCAGAAAAAATAACAGGAACGACCCCACGAAACGAGAAAAAATATTGCAATACGGTCGCGAGTATCAAAAACAATATCGACAAAAACAGTCCCCCGCTAGATAAACTAAAACAATATGGAACCTGTACTAATAGAACTAGAACCGTGGGAATACGAGCACGCTTGTGATGTGGGCATCCGCAGATACACCGCAAACTGGAACAAGCAAGACGCCCCTCACTACGCAAATAAAAAACTGCAAGAAGACAACAGAACAGCACAAGTGGCATCGGCTATATGTGAACTAGCAGTAGCAAAACACACCAACAGATACTGGTCAGGTCATGTATGGCATGCCACAGAACATCAGAAGTATCGGCACATACCAGATGTAGGAAGAAACATCGAAGTACGCAGACTCAGAACACGAGAAGAAGCCGCAGTACGCAAGCACCAAAACAACATACAAAAACTCGTACTATGGGTCGCCAAACCAGTCATGCCAGAACTACGGCAAGTGCACCTGTATGGATGGATAACGCAACAAAAAGCATGGGAAAACGGCATCCCGTCAAATTACGACCCCGAAAACACCAAGACCATACACATCAGCCAACTCAACAGCCCATACCTCTAAAAAACTTGCACCCGCAGCGCGATTTTTTGAAAAAAGCACCTCAACAGTCCCTCAACAGATAAAGTAAAACGATATGACCGAAGAAGAATTTAACGAAGACATAGAACAGCAACTAGAGACACTCATCCGTATGGGGCTAGTAGAACGCTTCATCCGAGAAGACGGTGAATGGGTCTACGCACCAACAAAAGAAAAAGTAGAACCGTATGACGCATAAACAAAAAACTGAGCCCACAGCCGGAACAGAAATCCTCTTACAAGCACATCAAATCGTCAATCAAGACCGTCAAAACACATATGGACATCCAAAAGACGACTACACAAAAGTCATCAACATATTTGAGGCGCTCACAGGCAAAAAACTCACACTAGACGACGCAATCCTCTTCATGGTCTCCGTCAAACTCGCACGACTACGAACCAACCTAGAACAAGAGATACTTCATCACGACACACTTCTAGACACAATCGGATATCTCACTTGCCTCAACATGATTCATCACCATACCAAAAGCACTAAGCCGTCAGTCTGAAACATGACTCATACCCAACACTCCCGTGTTAGATAAACTAAAAAAAATAAGGTAGCGTAAAAATATGTCATATGACTCCCCACAGCCAGAATCTCAGCCGAAAAGGTTGGCAGTCCCGTTTAAGAACCGCATACACACACAGTACACATCGATGCTGTCATTGTGGTCGTCATATAAGCCTTATATTGCAAGGGTTTTGTTTTCCAATTGGAAAGTCCCGATTATGGCATTGATTGTGTTTGTCATGCTGATTGAATTGGTTTGGAGTTTGAGGGGTTTCATCGTGGTTTTGTTCGGGGTTTACTTAGTTTTGATGGTCAAGAAAGGCAGTTGATTGTGCCGTATAAGAATATTAAGGACAAGCGTGAGTGGGATAGATGCCATCGTGAGGACACGCTAGCGAAGCGGTTGAAGCGCAGAGAGTATGAGCGTGAGAGGAAGAACAGGTTGAGAGTCGCATCGTATTTGATGTTGCCCGAACCCGAGAAGTCACGCAAGTTGGAGGCTAACGCTCAGCGTAGGGCTTTGTGTTTGAGGTGGAAGGTGTTGGTCTAATGCGTGTGTTCTCGGCTGTACTTTTTGGAGGGTACTTAGTTGTGTACCTGCTGATTAGGTTTGCTGGTTTTGACCGTGATTGAGTTTTACGCTTACGGGTGCTATGGGTACTTGACATATACTTACTGTCGTTATATAGTTTGTAATCAAATAGACCTACAGGAGTAGATAATGGTAGACCTAGAAAAAGAAGTTATGAAAGTCGCAAAGATTGCGCAACTTCGTAAAGCAGAGATATGTGCAGAAGACAATGGCATTAGTGATATGCAGTCTTTCGTTGTATTCGGCGATGGCGATACTTATGCGTGTAGGCAAAGCGAGACAGATTGGCATCCCTTTCAGTCCCTACCTTTCGTACTGAATGACGCATACGACGATGGTATCAGGAGATTTGACTCTCTTAGCGTTGTTGTAGACGCATACATCACAGAGGGTAAGAGCATCACGGGAGATGAGAGAGAGGGTTATGAGAGAGGTGACCTGAGGAAAGACTTCACCACCAACCCATCATCTAGCGTTGTTGAATGTTTGACCGTTGTGACCTACGGGTATCACGGGGGTAGCAGTGCAAGGGTTATCAAGTATGTCTACAACGACAGAGGGTTACCTGAGTTCACTCTTCTCCCCGAACAAGAAGCATCTAAGTCAAAGTCTGATGTCCTTGACTTTGTAGTATCAAGTTATATTGATTTCTGTAAAGAACCACCGCAGTCATAGGATTGCAGACAGGCATATATGTTCCCATCATTTGGCACAGTTCTCGGGTTTGTAATCCTGTCGCTTGGGGTATTCCTATACCGCATGGGTACTAAATACGACCACAGAAACGGTCGCAAGAAATAGTGCTTACGGGTACAAAAAAGAAGGGGGAAGGTTTCCCTTCCCCCAACTCCTGTCAGTTGATTAGAACTCGTATGAGTAGTACTTGTGACGACCACCAAGTGAAAGTGCTTGACCTTTCAATGACTCACCCTTGCGAATGTATCGTCCGTTCTTACGGAGTGTGAATACCTGAACTTGACCTTGTGTGTCTTTTTCAATAATCCACTTGTTCGCATATGGTTTCGCATTTGGGTCTACCTTTGCGCTGTCCTGCTGAACTGTCACTGTCTTGAGGTCACTGCTCACTTCAATGATTGTCTGTGGATGAGAATCCGCACACAATGAAATTGTTGCTCCCTCGCCGATTATTGGCTTGATTAGTGTTGCTTCCATTTTTTGTTTCTCCTTTCAAGAGATTCGGAACTGTTCCGATAAAGACAAGCATACGGGTACAGAATAAAAATGTCAAGTCTTTTTGCAATATTTTTTTAATTATTTTTCCACAGGGTTATCCACAGCCAAAGTGCTTACGGGTACTATTCCCAAGACCTCTTAGCAAGACCCAAGTCAAACGCCAACTGAGGGTAGTTGCCTATCCTTGTATGACAAGGACGGCACACTGTAATACAGTTCGTTTCATCCACTACTGAGCCACCCTGTGAGCGTCGTAGCAACTCGTGGACATCCTGAGATGGGCGACGGACATAAGAGACGAACCCATCGTGTTCGGCGAACACAGGGCACGCAACACAGTACGGGTGTTTGTTGAGCATCATCGCTACAAAGATGCGCCTCTCAACATCGGCAACTTCTCGTTTAGCCGACTTCTTCTTAATCGAGGTAGCCGACCTCTTCAGTGGCGACCTTTTTAGTGGTTTGCGGGGCTTCACTTAGCGCCGATTTTGATACTGTGCGGTTTCCTCGTTGCGAATACGAACGCCACACTTCAGGCATTCTTCCATCCACGGGTATGACCGACGGAAAGATAACGGGTGTTCGCATCCAGCCATCGCAGTTTCAACCTTTTCATTGGCGGAAACACGCAAAAACTCAGCCATTGAGATGCCCAAATGTTTGGCGCACTCTTCCCACTTCTGCTTGTCCTCGGCAGATGCCCGAAAAAGGACCTGTTCTTGTGCTGTCGACGACAAATCAGTCCCGTCCTTGTCTTTCTTCTTCTTTGCTACCGACCGAGAACGCGTCGGTTCTAGGGTTTCTGCAACTTTGTCCATCGCTGCTTCGAGATTGTCTTCAGGTGTGTCACTCATAATGCTTCCTCCACATATTGTTCTGCCTCCAAAACGGCATTTCGTAGACCTTCAGACCACTGAAATAGTAGTAATTGAGCCCATTTTTTGTTCATCCACAGGGGAACTTCGCCTTTTAACGCCTGTTCTTCCCCAAACGGCTTGATTTCTGCAAGTTTTCTTTGCACTTCCACGGACCTGTCCTGCCATCCAATTTGTTCATCAATCCACGCTTTTGCTTGGTCGACCTCATTGTCGGAGGGTTGCGGGCTGATACCGAGATAGTTGCCGATTACTGAGACTACGGGACTCGCAGGCATCAAATCTTGTACTTCTCGGAGGTCGGTGTCGATGTCGCTATCGCCGATAAACCGCCCAACTAGGTCGGTGATGTCGGCTGGGATGCGGTCGATTAGTGCTTGTTCTACGGGTGTCACGGGCATGTTGATACCCTATCGCATGGGGCTGTTCTCAGTGGACAACCCTATAGATATATAGTTGACAATATGACAGTACGGGTATATACTTATAAGTATGAAAACACTAGACAACCCTAAGCAACTAGACCAAAGAGTCCTATTCGCAGGTGACATTCACGGAAATGTGGAGCACGCAGAATGGGTGATAGCGCACGCATCAGAAAACGACTGTACCCACATCATCTCAGTAGGCGACTTCGGATATTGGGTACACCTACCATTTGGCAGGCAGTTCGTCAATCGTGTAGCAAAACTCGCAGAGAAGGCACAAATCAAGTTCCTTTGGATTGATGGCAACCACGAAAACCACGACATACTTCGTGACCTCACGGACAAGTTTGGAACAGAAAACCCAATACCAACACCTAATGAATGGTTGCAATACATTCCTCGTGGATGTCGTTTCACCATCGCAGGCAACACCATCATGGGTTATGGCGGAGCGTATTCCGTTGATTGGTTACAGCGTGTAGAAGGTCAATCTTGGTGGAGGGGTGAACTTATCAACCCGTTCGATGTTGACCTACTTGACGACGAAATCGTTGACATCTTGGTAACGCACGAAGCACCGTATAACAACGGCGAGAAAATAACATACAAAGACGACATTCAAGTATCTATCGCACAGCGACATCTTGTAAAAGAAATCCTTGACAAAGTGACACCGCAGTATCACATTTGCGGACATCACCACACACGGGTTGATTGGGTTGACAGAGAAACACTTACAGAGGTGAGCGTTCTTGGTCGTGACGACATGGGCGATGACAGCGTAATGATATTAGACATGGCAGATAACCACGAGAACCATGAAGACCTTGTCGGGTCACATTCATACAACTATCTTGGTGCAGACTTCAATAAACTTATGGAGAAGTACGACAAGTGAGAAAACCAAAAGAACAGATGCCGTCTCCTCGTCCAAGAGATGAGTACGAGACAGACGCAGACCGTTTACAGGCATACATACAGTTCGTAGCAGATACAAAATGCACGACCCTTGAACTAGGTGACTACTACTACGAATATTCGGGTGATATCACACTAGTGATAGAGAGTGAAAAAGTAGTAGCACACGATACAAAAACGGGAACAGTCCTGATAGCAACACCTCAATCACCAACAGAAGAAGAATGGATGTGGGCAATACGATGATTACACCACTAGAAGAATTACGAACATACTTAGATACTTACTATCTAGACGCACCACTCTTTGCGCAGTTATCGTTTGATAGAACGCAAAAGTTTTACGGACCGTTTGAGAACGGCGCAGAAGCATACGAATGGTTCACAACCTATGTACCTGTCAGCGTCAATGTCTCTTGGCATGGTCTCCGTAACCCGTACCTAAAGCGTGAAACGCACGACTTCTACGCACCACTCTTCCTTGAAAACGAAGAGCGTGAATACGACCACTCAATCAAGGAGTCATAATGACATCAGCACTATTCGTAAAAGCGAACGGGGAAGTTCACCATATTGAACTACCTGTCGCAGACGCACACATCATGGTTCACCACAAAGTGGGCGGATGGTTTGATGTCGTGAAGCACCCAACACGGAACATTCACGCATATGTCCACGACGAAGGACTCCTCCTGAAGCAGAAACCGAATGTTGCGGTCTCACATGTCTTCGGTCAACTGATAGTTGGTGATGTAGTAATCAGCGGGACTGGCGCAAACGGAGAAGAATCCGATTTTGCGGTCTCAGCGCAGACCTTGGAACTGTACCGACTAATGAATACGGATAGCACACTCATCGGCGAACTAGAAGAAGTCGCATCTAAAGTAGACACAACTTGGGTATTTGAAGTCCGAGACAGTTTGGAATTTCCAACTGACATTGTTTAGGATGTTTTACCAAATGCA